TAACATGGGTTTACAGTTATTTACATCCCCGTCATTACCGTTAGCACCAAGTTCATATGATCCTGAATACTTTAACCAAGTTATACGTGCACTTAATGTTTATTTTCGCCAGCTAGACTCTACGACACCTATAGTTATTGATAGTTTAACTTTGTTAGCCCTACCTACGAGCCCATTAGGTCAAAGAGTAGGTACTGTATATAACGATGCTGGCGTTTTAAAGATTGTTTTAGCGGGCACAGTTAACGCAGTTGCAGGCGCAGTTAACTTAGTGGGTATTGCCCCTACTATAACAAACACGACAGTAACCGTAACACCCGCAGTACGCGCAGTTAACTTAGTGGGTATAGCGCCTACAATTACAGTAGCATAAGGCATTAAAAACATGATATTATTAGCGTATATTTAAGGACTTTTTTATGGCATATCAATCAGCTCAAGGTTTAGCATCTCTAGGTCGTAATGGCGACTCAATGCTCGTTCATATGAGCCCTACAGAAGTAGCCGGACTTCAAAGTTTAGCTATGGCTCGTGGTGGGTCTTTGACTGTTAACCCTGATACAGGCATGCCAGAAGCATTTAATTTAGGTGGTGTATTTAAAGCTGCTTTACCTATGATTGCAGGTGCTGCATTAGGTCCTGCTGGATTTGGTTTAACTGGATTACAAGCGGGTTTATTAGTAGGCGGTGCTACAGCTTTATTATCAGGTGACATTGGTCAAGGTATTATGGCTGGTTTTGGTGCAGGTGCTGGTTCTAGTTTGGGTCAATCTTTATCTGATTTTGCTAAACGAGGTGCTGCATCTAATGTTCCTACTGGTGAATTTATGGGGAATGTTATTCAAAATCAAGTAGGCGCAACTAATGCTGCATTACCCGCGGGTACATTTGGTGCTGGAACTACTGGGTTTGGTGCTAGTACAGGAAATGTTGCTGGTGCTACAGGTGGTTTTGGCGCTCCAGTTGGTCAAGGTTCATTTTCTGGTGTTAACCTAAACCCAACATCTTCATTTATGAAACCAGTAATTAATGCTCCTGCTATGCCTACACAGTCACTTGTTCCTGAATTAACATCAGGTATTAATAAAATTAATTTAGCAAACACTTCTAATCTTATTCGTCCTGAAGTAGGTGCAGGTAGTATGTTATCAGGTGCTGGTCGTGCTTTTAAAAACCCAGGTGAATTTGTTGATTTTATGGGTGGTGGTTATGAGACAGCTAAACAAGTAGGCCTTCCAGTTGCAGGAATGATTGCAGGTGGTGTAGAAGAATCTGATTTATATCCTAAACAACAAGCTTATGCTGAAGCACCAAGTAATGCTGTAGATCCTTTAACAGGAAGATTAAGATTAAAATATGATACAGGTTTAAGATTAAATCCTACATATGCTAAAGAAGGCGGTTATATAAATGGATATGCAACGGGTGGTTCAATTCAATCAGGTGGTATTAGAGATTTATATGGCACCCCTGATAATCAGCCTACCATATCTCCAGGGCTTTCAGGTTTTGGTTTAGGACGTCTTAATAATCTTGCAAGTGAACAAGCGATGACTCAAGCCCAGACATTAGGGTATGCTGAAGGTGGTGATATATCTAATTATAGGCAAGATCAGGCGGCGTTAAATTTAAATCAACTTCCTTCACTTAATATAAATACTGGCGAACAAATTCCAACAATGTCTATAAATTTAGGTAATAGTCGGTTTAATCGTAATTTTGGAATCGACGATACTATGCAATCAAGAATTTTAAATAGTTTACCGTCTAATAATATGCAGTCAAGAATTATGAATTATGGTATTAGCCCTATTCAAGCATATGAAAAAGGCGGTTATTTAGATGGTAAGGGTGATGGTATGTCTGACTCAATTCCTGCTACAATAGAAGGCAAGCAACCAGCTCGTTTAGCAGATGGTGAATTTGTAGTCCCTGCAGATGTAGTAAGTCATTTAGGTAATGGCTCATCAAAAGCTGGATCTAAAAAATTATATGCAATGATGGATAAAGTACGACATGCTCGAACAGGTAATAAAAAACAAGGTAAACAAATTAATCCGGATAAATACTTACCAAAACTAGCATGAAACAAATTCAGTTAGTAGCACCAGGGCATATACATGTAGTATGGCCTGCAGTAAGAGATTTATTAAATATTGCTATTATTAATTATGATAATGCTGATTATGATGTTGAGCATTTAAAAGTATTACTAATAAAAGAGTTTCAGTTATTATTTGTAGTTGTAGAAGATAATAAAATTATTGGTGCATATACTGTAGAAATTATTAATCATCCTAACCATAAAGTAGCTCATACAACTTGTATGGGTGGAAAAGGGGTTTTTGATAAAGACACGGTTAGACAATACGAAGATTGGTGTAAAGGTAACGGTATTACAAAAATTAGAGCATATGCAAAAGATGCTCAAGCAAGACTTTTTAAAATGAAATTAGGACTTAATGTGGTAACACACGTTGTGGAGAAAACTTTATGAAATTATTAAACTTGTTTAACTGGGTAGATAGCTTAGTAAGCTTCTTCACATTTAATGTAGGCGGTTCTAAAGGCGGCGGTGGTGGTGGCCCACAAACTTCTACTTCATATTCTACTAATCTACCTGAATATGCTAAGCCATACTATGAAGAGCTTTTAAAACAAACCGGTCAACAAGTTTATAGCACAGATGCATCAGGTGTTGTTACAGGTGTTAAACCATACACTCCATATACAGGTGAACGTGTTGCACCATTTACTCCAGAACAATTAAAAGTTCAATCAGAAGTAGCTGGCATGACAACACCAGGCGGTTTTGCTAAAGCTGGTACTGGATTAGATATTGGTCAAACTATGGCTTTTGGCACTGGACTGACAGGTATTGGTCAAGCATTAGGATATAGACCGGGTATGGAAACAGGCGGTACATTTACTCCAGGTGCAGCAGCATACTATTCTAGCCCATATCAAACAGCAGTAACAGATGTTGCAGTTCGTGAAGCTGAAAAACAAAGAGACTTAGCTAAAACTGCAGGTATGACAGGGGCTATTGGTCGAGGTACATTCGGTGGTGCTCGTCAAGCTTTATTACAAGCTGAACAAGAAAGAGGAGCTAACCTAAATATTGGTGATATTAGAGCTAAAGGTGCTGAATCAGGTTACCTAAATGCTCAACAAATGTTCCAACAAGATCAAGCGCGTCGATTACAAGCTGCTCAAATGAATCAACAAGCTCAGCAATATCAAGCTGGGTTAGGTAAAGATTTAGGTTTAGCTGGGCTTACTACAGGTCTTGAAGCTTCTAAAGCACAAGCTGCTACAGCTGCTACAGAACAAACTAATAACTTAGAAAGATTAAAAGCTCAAGCTGCATCTGGTGGTGAAAAACAAGCATTACAACAAGAAATTGATAACATTAAATATCAACAATTTATGGATCAGCAAAACTACCAAAAACAACAACTTGACTACCTTAGTAATATTCTTAGAGGTAATGCAGCTGCTCTTGGTTCAACTCAAGTATCTTACGCTCCAGCACCAAGTTTAGCTTCTCAATTAGGCGGACTTGGTTTAGCAGGAATTGGTTTATATGGTATGTTAAATAAAGGATAATTATGTTTACACGAGTAAAAGAAATTGAAGACCTTGCTTTAAACTACAGTAAAAATCAATTAGCTAGTTTATCTCAACAAGGATTATTACCCGCTCAAACAGCCGTATTAGCTGGCATGATGCAAGACAGAATGCAGGCGGCTTCAATCCCTGCGCCTACAGCTACAGTTGCTGAAAAAATATTAGGTGCTAGTCCTACACCTCCTCAAGGTGGTATTGCATCTGTTGCTCCTACAAACATAGCTAGTGTCGCTCCTCAAACAGGCATTAATCAACCTATGCCTTCAAATATGCCTACACAAGAGATGGCCTATGGTGGTTTAGCTGAACTAGATACAAATGATATGTATGACGAAAATAGCTTTGCAGGTGGTGGTATTATTGCATTTGCTAAAGGGGATTTAATAGAAGATCCAAATGATCCATATAGAAAACAAAGAGGTTATGATGCTGATACTGGATTAGATGCATACGGAAGAATGATTAATAAACAATTAAAAGAAAAAGCATCAAGAGGTAAAAAAGGTTTAGCTGGTCTTGAAATTGAAGATACTCCTGCAACTAAAGGTTTAATGCAGTCTATATTTGGTTCAGGTATGTATGGTATTGATCCAACTGGTACTCCATCAATGACACCTGCAGGTGAATTATCTGTTGAAAAAGCTAGACTAGAAGAAAAAATTAAAACTCCTAGTGCCTCTACTTATGGTGATATTGAAAGACTAAAAGAAGTAGAAGCAGGTTTATCTGGCACTAAAGGTGGTTACAGCCCTACAATAGAAGAACTAACTTATGGTGACCAAAGTGGTAAAGGTGCTGGTGCTGGTAAAGATGCTGGTAAAGGTGCTGGTGCTGGATTAGGTAGTTTTGGTATTAAACCTTATGCAGAAAAAACACAAGAGCAAGTTATGGATGAAATTAATAAGTCTAGAACATTAGCTGGTGTTGAGTCTACTGAAGATTTTAAAAAACGTAAAGAAGCCGAACTTGACAAAGAAAAAGCAGAGGTAGGTGGACGTAGAGGTGAAGCATTTAATACATTCTTAGCGCGTAGCGGATTTGGTATGCTTGAAGCTTCTCAACCTAAACCTGGTCAAGCTGCCCCATCATTTTTTGGTGCGCTTGGTTCTGGTGCTAAAATAGGGTTTGAAGGTTATGCACAAGATATTAGAGATATTAGAGCTGAAGAAAAAGATATACGTAAACGTAATGAAGCTATTCAAGACTCTATCCGCGCAGAGAAACGTGGTGATGCTGATACTGCATTAAAGAGACGTGATGATTCTATTGCTATAAATCGTGATATTCAATATAAGAACGCAACACTTAATCTTGGTGCTAAGAAACTTGACATCATTGAAACTCAATATAAGAATGCTGATAAAGCAACTCAAGCTAAAATTATAAATGCACAAGCAATAGCTATGAAAAACTTACAAGGTGATAAAGCCTACGCAGATCAATATAAGGCTATTAAAGAAGAGTATGTTTCTAAAGGTATTCCGTTGACTGATCCTAGATTTCAACGTGATGTTACGATGCTACAAAAACAAATGCTTGGTAATTTAACGTATGATATCTTACAAAGAGATTCAGGTACATCTGCTGGCGACGTTACTAATGCAAGATTAGCTAGAGACTTATTAGCAGACTAAGATGATTATTAATTTACCTAAGCTAGGTGCGGTCAAATTTGATGACGACCTATCCCGTGATGAGTTTGAATCACAATTAAAAAAATTAGCCACTAAGTATGACTTTGAACTTGCTACTCCAGACTATGGAGTACTAGGTTCATTTACTCGCGGAGTATCACGTGGTGCTAAACAATTAGGTGCTGAATTTGGTGATGTAATACCTGCTATGGTAGGTAGTGCATTAGGTGCTGACGAATATGCACAAAGACAAATGGGTGAATATGCTCAAACTCAAGAAGAAATAGAACGTCTCAATCCTGCTCAATTTCAATCCCGTAAAGATGTTAAAGGTCCATTAAGTGGTTTAAAATATGGATTAGAAACTATTGGTGAACAAGTACCTAATATAGGATCAGCTCTTATTCCAGGCGGTGTTGGTAGAGTAATTGGTGGTGCTGCAGCTAAACGTGCTGCTTTAGCTGGTGTAGAAGAATATGCTGCTCAAGAAGCTGCTTTACTAGGTGCCGCTGAAACTATTGCTGCTAAAAAAGCATTAGGACAAAATGTAGGTGTTTACCTAGGTTCTTATGCAATGAATGCACCTGAAATATTTGGTAACATTTATCAAGCTACAGGTCAGTTTGAACCAGGTGCTGCTCTTCTTGCAGGCTCTGTTAGCGCTGCTCTAGATTCTGTATTACCATCTGCTATATTAAGTAGACTTACTAAACCTGCAAAATTAGGTATTGTTGAAAAGATACTAGAGAAATCTGGTATGCAACCTGGTTTAATTCGTAAAGTAATAGGTGCTGTACCCGGTGCTGCTGCAACTGAAGGCCTAACAGAAAGTGCTCAAGAAGCTATTAGTATTGCTGCAGAAAAGTACATAAAAGGTAATCCACAGATATTTAACTCAGAAGACTTTGAACGTATGATTGAGTCAGGTGTACGTGGTGCTATTGCAGGCGGTGGTATTAGTGCTGTATCTGCTATACCTGAAAGACTTGGTGAGCGTGCACAAGAAAGACGTGAGCAAGACGAAAAAGATATTGCAGAACAAGAAAAAATTAGATTAGACGAAGAACGTAAAAAAGTTGTTGCTAATCAAGTACAGCAAGCTCCGATTCAAGGTCAGTTATTTCCAGAAGAACAAGGGCCTCCCGCATTTCAACCTATATTCCCAGAAGAACCCATACCTACAGAAGCTGCACCTGCTCAAGGACAATTATTTCCTGAAGAAGCTGCACCAATACCTACAGCTCAAGTTGAAACTACTGAAGCTCCAGAAGCAGAAATTAAAACAGAAGCGGCTCCAGAAGAAGTTCAAGAACCTATCAAAGCTACATATCCTACAGGTATGCTTACTAAAGATGCAGAAAACTTATTAGACTCCGTAGATGCTGGTGGAGTACCGGCTCTACGGGCTATAACAACGTATAATTTACGTAAGATTGCAAATGAAAATGATATTAAAGTATCAAGCAAATCAACACCAAATGAGATTATAGATGCATTACGGGCTAAACTAGAAGGAGTTAAAGATGAAAGACTTAAATCCACAACAACTGGAACTAGCGATGAAGTTCTTATGGGACAAGAAGATGCAGTTACCGAAGGAGCTGGAAGAGATATCGGATCTACAGTGGATGAGTATACGTCTGATATGGGACCAACTGGAGCTGGAGAAAAAGGACTCGGTTTTACACTAAAAGACCAAGCTAAACCAGCTGCTAAACAATCGCCTATTGCAGGTTGGAAATGGGAAGAAAAGACTAACCCAGATGGTACTGTTACTTCAGGTTTTGAAAGAGATACAGAAGCTGAGGTTACTCCTGAGGGTCAACCTACTATTACTCCAGAAATGGAAGCTCAAAAAACTGAAGAAGTTGAGAAAGCTAAGCAAGCTGTCTATGATGAGTCTGCCGCTGATGCGTTTGATAATATGCATTCTTTTACTGACTATGCTTACAGTACTCTAAATCCTAAACTTCAAAAAGAAGTTAATAGATTAAAAAACCAAAACAAACTTAATGATCAAGCTGTACAAGATATTCTACGTAGTGAACGTGCTGATAGACAAAGTCAAATAGGTAAACGTTTATTTGAAGCGGGTCAAAAAGAACAAAACATTAATCTAGAACAATCAGTAAAAAAAGGTAAGGAAGCTGAAAAACGTATCTTAAAAGAAACTGTTCCGTTTAAAGCACCTGAAGAAATAGTACTATCTAACTTTCAAAGAAACTTTACTGAAGCTAAAACAGTTGGTGATGCATTAAAAATATTACTTAAAAAGAAATTAAATACTCCGCAAAAAGCTTTAATAAATGCCTTGATGCGTATACCTGGCGTTAAAGATTTAGACTTTGCTGTACTTAAACATCCTGATGCAAGGCTAAGAAAAAGCCGTTTAACACGCTACGAACAAATTACTGGCGATATAGATGGTGAGTATGATGAAAAAACTAAGACAGTTAAGATTTACCAAAGCGGTACAGTTAATACTTTATTACATGAAGTTGTCCATGCTGCCACAGCTAAGATTATTAATAACCATGTATACTTTGAGACTGTAAATGGAGTTATGCGTGGTGTAGGTATAACACCACTAGGTAAAAAACTTATGCGTATGTTTGATGCAGCTAAAGTAGCTGCTGGTAAAAAGAACATGGTGTACGGTCTACAAAATGCACATGAATTTGTTGCTGAGGCATTTACTAATCCTGACTTTCAAAACTTTTTACGTAATGTAGAAAGCATTTCTAAAGGTACTGTTAAAGGTAAACTGTCTTCTTTATGGTCTGACTTTATAGATTCAATTAAAAATATGCTTGGTATACCTGATATTGCGGGTACCTTACTAGAAGATGTATTAACACTAGCACCGCAAATGTTTAAAGGTCCACTAATTGAATCGGTATCTAAAGGTGAAACTGTACCGCTCTATGCTATGACTTTAAATAACACGGCTAATAAGTCTGATGTTGTAGGTCTTATTAATTCTAGTGGTGTATTATATAAAGATCTTCCTAGCTTTAATGAAGGTGTGGGTGATAAGATATATAATGTAATATCTAAATTTACAGGTAGTATTAGATCTTATTTCTTAGGTTCAATGTCACTAGAAAACTTATATGAACTTTATAAAAAACAATTTCCTAACATAAAATTCTTAGATGATATAGTTAAATTAAAAAGTAATTATCATTCTATTATGAGAAAAGATATTGATAATATTGTACATAAAGGTATTGGAATGTTACAAAAATACCCACAAAACATTCAGAATAAATTTAATAATGTAGTGCTTGAAATGTCTAGACTTAATATAAACCCTAGAAAATTTAATAAAGTTATTGATGCAAACGGTAATATTAAACAAGTGCCTAATCCTAATTATGATAGTAATAATTCTTATGTTAGAGAATTTGAATCTTTACCAGGACCTTTACAAACCTATGCTATAGAAATGGTTGAGCAGTATGAAGCCTACAGTACTGAAATGTTAAATTCTATAACTGCTAAATTACCTAACGATAAAGCTGCTCAATTAAGAGCCACATTTGAGTCTAATAGATTACCCTTCTATTTCCCACTTGTTCGTAAAGGCAATTATTGGTTGCAATATACAGACCCTAATGGTGAGATTGTATCTATTGCTCGTGACAATCCTAGAGAAATTCAAAAGATTAAAGACTTTATATTACAAAAAGATAAAAATTCAGATGTAAGAACTTATACTAAAATTACTGAAATTAGTCACACAAGCGCACCTCCATCAGGATTTGTTGCGGACATTATTAAAATTATGAAAGCAGCTAACACACCCGAAGAAGAAATTGATAGAGTGTATCAAACTTATTTATCACTATTCCCTACAGAATCTATTAGACAACAGTTTAGAGAACGTCGTGGTGATCCGGGTTATATTCAAGATGTAATTCAAGGCTTTGCACAAGTAGCTCCTAGAATGGCCACACAATTAGCTAATCTTAAATATAATCCAAAGATTGGTGAAGCATACTCTGCTCTTGATGAGGACTTTAATAAATCATCTAAAGATAAAATGGCACAAGATATTATTAATGAATTAAAAAAACGTAAAGGTTTTATTGATAATCCTGTAGCTGAAAACTGGGCATACTGGTTAAGTAATGCAAACTTTGTAATGAGTATCGGCGGTAACTTATCATCTGCTCTTATTAATACAACTGTATTACCCATGGTTGTATTACCTAAATTAGCAGTAAGTTTAAGAACGGGCAAGTTTGATATAGATAGAGCCTATACAGCTATGATGGATGCTAAGACACTATTCTTTAAAGGCGGATATGATGATAGTAAACAATATTTAAGTAAAAGGCTTAAAATTAGAACCTTTGGTATGAACCCGCAAGTACAAGCTGGCGCTACTGAACAAATGCGTAATTTAAAAGACCTATATAATAGAGCATTAGCTAGTGGTGTTTTAACCTACAGTGTTGGTCGTGACTTAGATGATATATCTAAAACATCATCTGATAAATACTCTATGCTCATGAATAAAGGAAGTACTTTATTAGGATTATGGTTTGAAGGTACAGAGCGTTTTAACAGAGAAGTTACGTTATTAGCTGCATATGATTTAGCTAGAAAAGATGGGTTTACTCATAGTGAAGCAATGGATAAAGCTATTACATTAACTTCTAGAATAAATACTGAAGCAGTGCCTGAAGCAGGTGCACGTTGGTTACAAAAGGGTATACCTAAAGTAGCATTAACATTTAAACGATTTGTCTTAGCTCAAATTCTTAATATGGGCATGATAGCTAGAAATGCATTAGCTGGTGAAGATCCTATTACTAAAACAATAGCCAGAAAACAAGCTGCTGGCATAATTGGTATGACTTATTTATTTGCAGGAATTAAAGGTCTGCCAGGTTATGGCGCAGTCAATGTACTTGCAAACTTCCTTGCTAGTGATGATGATGAACCATTTGATTTAGATCAATGGATACAAGACTCCGTAGGTACTGTGGGATTAAATGGTATAGTTAATCAAATTACTCAATTAGATATTGCAGCACGTACCGGTTTTGATAATTCGATATGGAGAGATGATCCTAAGAGATTATCTGAAGTTGGGTACCTAACTTATGCTTTAGAAAAATTTGCTGGACCTACATTTAGTACGTCTCAAAACTTTATTAAAGGTGTTCAAGAATTTAATGCGGGTCAGTATGAACGTGGTTTAGAAAAGATGACTCCATCATTTGCTAGAAACTTTTTAAAAGCATTGAGATACGGTATGGAAGGCGCTAGAGATAAAAGTGGTGCTCCAGTAGTAGAAAATATAAATGCCTACAATGTATTTATGCAAATTTTTGGATTCTCACCAACTGAAGTAGCTGAAGAATATGCGCGTACAGGTGCCATGAAACAAATGGAACAATCTATTTTAAATAGAAGAGTGTCTTTACTTGACTCTATGTATCTAGCTCGATCTAATAATGATAGTGATGCAATTGATGATACTTATAAACTTATAGATAAATTTAATGATAAATATCCTACTATTGCTATTTCAGAATCTACACTTGATAAGTCATATAACGCAAGAGAAAAAGCTATTGAACGTAGTGTGGGTGGTATGACATTTAATCCTAAATTATTACCAGAATTAGAAGATAAGTTTGGTCCTCAGTAACTATCTAATACGCCAAGCCCTTACCCCTAAATACCCATCTTTTGTAGTAACATAAGCCTTAACTTTAATCTCAGCTCGTTTAGCTCCACATTCAATAGCATATAATAAAGGTGAGGTTTTTAACGTAGGGATAAAGAAACTATCCCCAACGTCCATAGCGTCGAATGGAAATAACCATTCAGGTTCTTCATGCAGTTTCAGTTTGAATAACCTTTATAGTATCAGTAGAGAACTTATCACTAGGGAATACATAAGCTTCTACGTTAACTACTGACGTTGCATCTTTCCATCCTGAACCCATTTTCTTTCTCTTCTCTGTAACTTCTATACCAGCTTGTTTCATTTGATATAAGAACTCACGAGTACTTACTTGTTTTTCAATTAAGAACTTACGGAACTCAGGTTTAGCAATAAAGATAATATTATTATCAGCCTCAGCTCTAATGACAAGTGATGTCCTAGGTTCCATAGCAATCTTGTTATCTTTAAATGCAAGAATACCTGTTTGATGATTATTAATAAATTCACCGATTAGTGACTCATAATCAATATTATTAACCTTAACAACATTATCTCTAATATTAATCATTTCACCTGTAATGCGTTTGTAGATTCTTTCTAAATCATATTCTAGAATACCTGCATTCACTGCTATTTCACCTGCTGTCATTGTGACTGCTACTAAGTTTTCATAGAATCGATATGCAGTATCTTCTCCAAAATCATTTTTAAATTTAACAATCCAGTTATTCATCATAGCTGATATGTCACTGTGGTGATATTCAAAGAATACTTTAATAAAGTCTGGACCAGCCCAACCATAGTTATATCTAAATACATCAAACACAGATCTTCCTAACTCAGGATTATCTATAAGCATTTTAGGTTTTCTAATAGATAACTCAATAAGTCTTGCTACTTCACCAGATGGGTCTTTCTTAATAGTAGTTAATCTATCATATAAAGAATGATTAGAAGTAAAGATTGCAATCAAAGATGCTGACATCTCATGGTCTCGTTCCGCATTTACAGATGCTTGCATTCTAATCTTTGACTTACCTTGTGATATCTTATGGATAAGTTGTGATAGGTCTTTAGCTTGAATATTACCTACTTCATCTAATCCAAATGGAATATTATGTAGACCTAGATATCGTCCTGTCATACCGTTAGCCGTAGCTTCTAATATAGATAAGTCTTTAGGATTACCCCATACGCTTAGTGCTCCATATAGTGCCCCTGTCTTAGCCGCACCTGGTTCACCTGTTAAAGATATAGTGACACCTGATGTAGAAGATAAGTGCATAAGTGCTGAACCGAACCCGGATAATAAAGTAAATGCATGTAACTCCATACTAGGTTTATTTAAGTAGTTAGCGGCTTCCTTCCATTTATCATAACTACCTTGTGCAGTTAAGTGTTTAGCAATACCTTTACATAGTGCTGACGTGGGTGAAGATAAAATCCTACCATCTTTAGTAATCTCTCTGTCTCCAATAACAAACGCTTCGTTATCTGGAGTCCAACCCATTTGCATTCTCATTATCTCTGCGGATTGTTTGGCGACTAAATATTGTCCCCAGTTAATAATATAACTCATTAAATATGCTCCTTGTTTAGTATTAGGGTCTGGATAGATACCTATACTTGTTATTATTTCTTTAAATTTCTCTAACGCATACACATGCTTCATTGGCAAAATAAATTCACGGTCTGGGTCGTTTGGTAGTATTGCCTTCATAAGTAAGCATTCACCATCGACTGTACTAAATATTCTTTTCGTAGGCCATATATCATATGGAGTTACTAGTACCGGTGGCTTGGCTGGAAGTGGTTGTCCATCATCATCAAACACTGTAGGAGGCTGGTAATATATCCCACCATTTAAACCATACGCAAATGGACTAAGTTCTTTAGGTAATCCTGGCAGACCACGTTTTAACGACGGTAACACTGTACCACCTATTGAAACTTCATTAGACGTGGTGTGCTCAACAGCACGAGCTATTTTAAATACTTTTCCAAGTGCAAGAGGGTTAGTAATTTTGCCACGATGAGGACAGCTCCCACATATACCAGGATTGACACTATTAAAAGTTTCGCAAGAATGTGGTTTACCTTGTGTTGCATCTGCTTTTCTAATGGTCGCTTCTCTATCATACCCTGGATACTCCTCTGACATTTTATGTATGGCTTCTTCTCTATCTACACAATGTTGTGCAATTGATAGACCTGAGTACCAAATAGGTTCAGGCAACGTTTTGGCATTTTCTATGATGTATCTAATTTGATTACATCCATGACCATCTAAACTCTTTAATACTAAATCTGTAAAGTTAGATTCAAAGTTATCAGTCTTATGCATAATCTTTTCTTCATCGGTTAAACCCTTAGGAACAGATTGTAAAATAGACTCTAATGACTCTTCAAATTTAACTTCGCCTAGGAACTCTTTAAACATATTGTAGTCATATACAACTATGTCATCTATAACATTCGTAGGTGATGGAGGTTCAGTCTTAAAGTTTAATGTATCAGGACATCGTAAGACGCGGGCTAGATCAGCCGTTACTGTAGAATCAATGTTAAGACCCTTAGCAATACATAAGTCTTTGAATTTATCTGCGTAAGCTTTCCACTCATCAGGTTTAATCTCAGTATCTAATATCCAGTATGCGTGGATACCTCGTCCAGAGTCTACTCTAACAGGTGGAGGAAGTTGTGTATCTTGTACGAACGTGGTAAGAGCTTCTATTGCTTCTTCTTTAGTAGGGTATCCTTTACCTTCACCTACATCTAAATCCACAAAGAATGATTTGGTTAGCTTAGCTTCCTTAGCTACACGTGATGCTTTATTAAAAGAACTTAAAGCTACAAAGATATGAAACTGCTCTGCCTTTTTTAATTCTTCTACCTTAGTATCTAAGTCATCAACAGATTCGACCCAGTGAGCTCTGACCTTCTTGCTATCTACCTTGTCTATAGTAAATACACAATATAGTCCAGTACTTGGAAGTACTTGTAAATAAAATTGTTTAATCATATGCAGTCTTTCATTTTTAAGGGCAACAGAATCCCCCCACACCATTGTGTGTTTTTTAAATTTAAATCCGAAACTAAATTATACTACTTCTCTATTATCTCAGGTGTAACAATTTCTTCTAAATAATGCTTGGCTAAGATAGAAGTTATCTTTGGTAAATGACCCTCTAATAACTCTGCCTCAATCATGTTATTAAACCTTTGAATCTTAATAACATTTTCTTCTTTAATCTCACTACCCCTAAACCAACTATGGATAGCCATGCGTGATACTTTAAATACATTAGCCACATCTTTAATAGGAAGCCTTGCTTTTACACAAAGCTTCGCCATCTTAATACCTATATGATCAGAAGTATTTTTTTGTAGATTTAGTACAAACTTTTCACTATAGGATTTAGGCATATTATGGTTTTTTTGCCCACTTATTAATAATATCACTTACATTAGCAGCTTTAAGTGAACTTCCTGTTTGAACTGACTCTCTTAATACAGGTTCATTGATAGCAACATCAGAAGTGGGTTGAGCTTGTACTACTGGCTCTTGTACTTGTGCTACAGGTGCTTGAGCTGGTGCAAATTCTTCTTCCCCTTCTTCACTATTACTACCTTGATATACAGTTAATTTAACTGCTTGTTCCGCAGCCAATGATTTAGCTTGCTTTTGTAGAACTTCCATATCATTCACGTCAACCGCAGCTGATGGAGAGAATAATACTTTAGGTGATTCTGATTTAGTATCAAATTGCATTTTAGTTACTACACGACCAGCACTTACGTTATTATTTGCAAGCATTTGGATGTAAGGTCTAAAAGGCCATTTACCACTTTCTTCTTTACCAAAACATGACTTAGCTGGTAATACTAATTGCATAATATCACCTGATGGGTCATTAGGTAATACAACCGCCATTCTCCATGATAGACGACATGCTGTGCCTGCGCCGTTATATCCAGAGTTTTTAGCACTGAATTGGCATGTTTCGCATGATGTTGATTGTGGTGTTTTTACTTCAGCGTCTGGAGTACGAGAATCACTAGACCAACAAATAGGACTAATCTTTTCGTTTTCTTTCCAAGCTTTTGGGTATAGCATACGAGATGCATTGTGAGCCATCTTCACTATAATAATATTCATGTGACGATCTTCAATCGCACTTACTTCTTTACCTGCTACATACTTACGGAATACCCCACCTTTAATTGATATACGTTTTGTACTATTCGTATTACCCGCAACTGCTTTAGTATCATCGTCTAACCCAGTTTGGATAATTTGAGGACTGTTTTGTAATATACTAATTAATTCACTACTCATAATATTCTCCACTAAAATTTAACTATTATCTCTCTGTTGGTTTCTTAACTGTTATAACAACCTCTCTAAAGGTGTTAATGCCAGGTGGTAAACCCTCTTCTTTGCGGTTATTAATAAACTCTTTAAAGTTTGACTGATGTAATCGTTGTGATAATAACTCTAATGCCTGGTTCTCTAAAACAAAATCTTTAAAGTTTGTCCAATCACTACATACATAAGTTTCTTTAGTAGATTTAATGACCGTTCCGCTTCCAGTTTTAATACTTTCAGCATTTATTTCATTACATGTACTAAGCATTACTGCTTCTATTTGACTCATATCTTCTTTTAAAACAGAATCACGTGCTTCGTACTCTCTTGCTATCTTCTCACGTTCTGCTCTTATTGTCAAGTAGGTTTTTACTAGGTCTTCCAACTGTGCGTCCATTTTTTGATCTCCTCTTAATTCTTCCTGATTTAGTTCTTTCAACACCTTCTATCTTTTTTCTACCTCTTGTCTTCTTAATAAGTTCGCCCCTACTAGCTTTAATGAGAGCATCAAACTTATCTTCTCCTATATGATCTATTAATAATTTTTCTAGCATATCATCATGCATATCTAAAAGCAATAGGCAAGTTTGTTTCATAGGGGAGTCTTCATAAAATAACCATTTCATTGCAGCACGTTTTGATTGCATGTCAACGCCTGGTTTAACAATATCTTGAATGGCTGAAGCCAATACATTAATCAATAGTTTACCCTCTGGTGTAGAGGCAAACTTAGACCAACATATATTAGTATTTAATACGGCCTTAGTTTTTTCTTTATTCACTTATAAGTTTCCATTACCCAAATTGCAAATTGAATGAGTTCTTCTTTTGTTGCATTATGTTTCATTGTATTAGCCTTATGACTAATAACTCTTATATTTCCCTTAACATATCCTTTTGAGTTATCTACTCTATCTAATGATGGTGAGTTAGGAGTTGGTCCATTCTTCTTTCCTTTTTTATACTCTTTGATGATTGGTATGCCTAAAATAGGACATATGATTGGAATGTCTATATCAGATTTATCAATGTTAAATTCTGTCCCCCGTTTTTTAGCTCTACTTTTAGCTCGGCTATGCATGTATCTTTCGGGGTTATTAAGTCTGTCTTGCCCCATATGTTCCGCATAATCTGGGTATTTATATTCGCGGTATCGTTTTACATGCTCAGCATTTTTTTCACGCCACTCTTTATAATACTCACGTCTATCCATCAAGTTCCTCCCTATACAAGTCAACGAGTTTAGTATGTAAATCTACCTTACCTTGTAACATCTTATACATGCGTTTCTCTACATCAGAACCTTGTAAGTGAACCACAGTCATTTTATTTACTTGTCCTACTCGATCCATACGAGCCACACATTGTAGGTATGTTTCAACAGACATCACAGGAGACCAAAACACAACCGTGTTTGCTTTAGTTAGCGTCACACCGTGAGAAGCGGATTGTGGTTGAATGACTAATACTCTTGGTTCATCCATAGACTGAAACCTATTAATAATATTTGCCCGCTCCGTAGCAGTTACAGAGCCCATAATGATTTCACTAGATATACCTTGTTTAGCAAGATAGTTAGATACAACTTGGATAGTATGTTTATAGGGTACAAACACAATAACTTTATGTTCAGTTTCGTCAATCGCTTCAGACAATGCAGTTAAACGTGGTGATATATCAAACTCAATAACACCTTTAGTATCGGTATAAACTGCACCGCCTGATATCTGTAATAATTTGTTTAGATTTGCCGCAGCATTAACCGCAGTAATCTGTTCGCCCGATGTCTCAATAAGCATCTGTTCTTTTAATGCCTTATAGTATTTCTCAACTTGTGGAGTAAGTGGTATCTCACGAGTCTGATACATAACTTCGGGTAGGTCTAGACATTCATCTTTAGAGAACCTAATAGCTGGTTGAAGTGCTTTAAACACATCATCTTTTGCAGTTACTTTAGGTAGCCATTTAAACCTTGATTGTTGATACATAACCTTGTCCCGCCATGCCATAGCAAACTTAGGCACTCTTTGAGGGCTAACTAATTTAGCCAATCCGTATGCGTCAACTGGAGATTGCGATGCAGGAGTTCCTGTCATCATCCATAGTCTAGTCTCTGGTCTCAATATTTTAGCTAAGGTTTTCCAACGAGCCGTTGATGGACTCTTGTAAGCATTACATTCGTCAATTACAATCAAATCAAATTTAGATTGTTCAATAGTTTCACGGATAACACCAACACCATCATAGTTAATAACAACTATTTCATATCCTTCTTGGATTACCTTTTGACGTTTAGATGCCGTGCCATGTGCTACTCCTACGGTTCTGTGCATGCAAGTATTAAATACGTCGGCCTGCCATGCTGAATACATAATAGATAAAGGGCAAATAATAAGGACTTTTTTAATAACCCCTTGGGTCATAAGATAATCTATAGCCCAAAGGACAGAAGAAGTTTTACCTGTGCCAGCTTCGTTAAAACAAAAAGCTCTGTGTTGTATAGACAAAAATTCTGCGGTTGTTTTTTGGTGGTCGAATGGTTTATATAAACCTGGGTATTTATAATCTCGTTCGATAGGGGAAGGTAAGTTTTTACGGAAAGCTATTAACTGATTTAGCTTTGTCATTTCTTGCACACCCCAATAGACCATTACTTCGGATAGATTGTTAGCACGAGAAACTACCTCTGCTTTTTCTATATTGTCAGTAATATGGGGGACAATCTGGTCGGGCACTAATAACTTTAGTGCAGTATTCTGTATAATTTCCATAGGTCTATTCTAGTCAGTCTAGAATATATGTCAAGTAAAACTTAACTATTGTTTTACCCCAAAATTAAAAGCAATGCTTACTCTATCTTTATTTGAATTATTTGTTTCTACACTATGTGGCAGCCAAGGAGGAAATATTATTACTCTACCATTAATAGGTTCATATGTTACAGTATGACATGTATCTTTATTATTAGCATCTAAATATGATTCATTAATAAATCCCATTATAGAATTATTGTGCATAATAATACTACCGCTATTTTTCGGGGCATCAGCATAATATATTCCTGATAATACACAGTTAGGATGAATATGATAAATATTATAAGATCCTGGAAAATTTATATTTATCCAAGAGCTGTCAATTCTTAAATTAATTTCTTTTTTAATGCCATAATCTTGAAATATATTTTTACTATACATTTCTACAGTTTTAATCAGGTTAGATATATTTGGAATTTCTGGAGTAGCATATATATCATCGCTTTGCCATCCATTTCGATTAGATCGTGCCCGGCCTTCAGATTTATTTCTTTCTAAATAGCATTCATTTGCTACTTTATTATAATCAACTTCTTGAATAGGAATATCAAAATACCAAACAGACGTAGCCCACCAGCTGTCTCTGAATATTTCCATTACTTTTTCTTACGTTCTTTTTTACTTACTTCAGAGACTAACTTACTTTGAGAATTTCGTTTAAATGAACGGTTTTTTGAGGGGGATTGTATACGCACACCATCTTTGTTTGAACCGCCTTTAGACAGTGCTTTAACGTGGGCTATATCTTTACCTTCTCTTACATCAGCTTCGCCGTTGTTGTTTTTATCAGTTCCCGTCTTGTCTATCTTACGACGAGCACGTTGACGCTCCATACGGAAGTCGTGTTCTCCGCGAGTTTTTTGTTGTTCATATTCCTTTTTGTAAGGACGTGGTTTATTTACATATGGCATAGCAGTATTTTACCTCAAGTCTTGTTAAAATCACAACTCTTTACTGGACAATATTTACATAACGGAGTAGGGTTTGCCATCCATATATTACTTTCATAAGATTGGCTAAGTCTAGCTAAAGGTTGAGTAAATTTATCCCATGAATCCTCTATACTTTTTCTTTCATATTCTTCGGCTAAGAAACTATTCTTCATCAAAAATAGTAAACCACCCTTTACTTTATTAACTTGTGGGAAATGAGCAAATGTCATGAGGGCCATAAGTCTTAATTGCTTGGGGTCTGGGTAACGATTACTTCCAGTTTTGTAGTCAATTATGTAGGCTGTGTCACCATCAATAATAAGTAAATCAACAATCCCCCGAACCCAACGGTTATCGTTATTAAAATCACATGGGAGCTTATCTTTATCCAATGCCATTTCATGTTCACAATACTTATCACCAGGAATAGATATAAGCTCATCCACAACTTCTTTAAAGCGTTCATAATTCTTAGCAAGTTCGACTTTATCTCTGACATAATCTTCAAGTGCTTTATGCACTTCCTTTCCATATATAGTTTGAGGAGTATCCTGAGTAGTAAAATTCTTTAATACTCTAATCTCTTGATATTGTTTTGGACAATTTAAATATTGTTTAAGTGATGAATACGACCAATTAAAGTTTGTCATTTTTTTCTGTCTCTACATAAAAATAAGAATGTGTATCTGTAACGTATATATCTTTGTGTCCTACCATTTGGTCAATATGATTTTGTAGTTCGTCTAGTGTAGGCATAGTATGCACTTCTAACGACTGATACATTCTTACCCCACTTCTATACTCTTCATACTCTTTTAAGTATCTACATATCTTATTAGCGTATGCAATAGATTCAGGTGTAGGGGTTAAACTTCTAGCCATCACAACCTTTCACATTACACTTACATACTTTTTGCACTTCACCTGTTGATTTATTAAGTTCATACTCAGGTAATTCTTCTTTCTTTTTCCTAAAGATAGCATCAAAGTTCTTTTCAAACATATCACTACTTGGCTTCGATTGTATCCAATCGCCTGTTACATCATTTCGTGCGGTTTTTTTCATAGATATCCTTTATATCTTTTAGTAAGTTCTCAAAAGTTAACTCATGTTTTTCTTTAGCAAACTCAATACTTAATAAATATCTTGTCGTTTCAAAATTATATACCGTATGTTCTACTTGTGTGTTAAATAAATAATACGTCATAGGTTTATAAGGAAGTTCTTCTATCTTAAATACTTCTTCGTCTCTATCAGGACCAAATACACAAAAGCTTCGTGAGTGTGGAGTCAACAACATATTAATACCAACGCCACGTCTTGTGTCTTTATGCCAATCGTAGCAAATGTATGGGTCTAGTTTAAGAATACCTGCAATAAAATCATATCGTTTAACCAACCATGTAAAAAACTCATCATTAAATAATACTTCAGGAGGCACTAACTTAGCTTTGAAATTAAAATAATCTATCCATTCAGTCGAGTTATGAGCAACATCGAGAAGGCTTTGTGTTATGGTAGATTTATTTAACAACTCATAATATGGTTTCACTAATTTTTTTCCTTAATTTCTTCAAAGTCATAAAACCATTTGTCTTTAGCACTCCACTTAGCATGATTTTCTACACTATAAACTTCGGTAGGTATTTTAAAATCAGGTGTCTTTAGTTCTGCGGGTACAAGAGATACATCATACCATAAGCATCTGTTGTTAGGTTGACATGCAAACTGTCCGTTATCTAACTTAATAAAATTATAGGACTTATGTTCTTCAACGCCCTCACTAAAGGTTGTATCAATTACATTAGGATTAGCAGAAGCAAAGTCAATCGTAAATAAATAATTACCAAAATGAAACTGCCTATCTTTGCCATAAAATTTAACTTTTAATCCTCGCAGATTTGATTTCTCAATCACCGCCATATCATAAGATAAACAATCCCATATTTGTAAATGGTCTAAGGGTAAAGGATCATCAACCGCTTTCCATACATAAGCGGATATAGGTAGCTTGTCGTAGAGTGCTCCGTAGTTTGTAAGCATTGATTCAATACGAAACGCTTGACCTTTAATTGCTTTAGCCGTCATCCACACACAAGGTTCTAATTCACCATGGCCTGACTCGTGATTATATAAAAACTCTTTGCGAACAAAGCATTTAACGGGCGGAATATTAGCTACTAAAAAAGCCATTAACAGTCTCCGTAGGAGTCTCCATATTTAGCTTCACATGCGACGGGTAGCCCAGTAGCCCAACTAGGAGGCGTTGACATAATGTCTACGATGAAGTCCTTAGCTAACATGACTTCGGGTGTTGGTGCGACGCAGACTACCGCATCGTGAACAGTCAATACAGGTTTATATTTCTCATTAATTTTAATCATCTGTTCGCCTACGATAATTCTAGCTAATGCTTGAATCACATTTTCAACGACAGAGCCACCCCATATGCCTACATCTCCTGCTCGTGATTTGTAAACATAACGACTTCTTGTTTCTGATGTATCTAGTCGTAAGTTAGGGTAGGTGATATATAAACCATTCGGTAGCTTGATACCCTTAGGGGTAACTAACAAGCATTTGTGATGTCCAATATAGTATGGCTCTTTATTCATAGGCCAATCAGATATATCGGCTATGGCATTATCACATTCTCGCCATAATTCAATTACTTTATCATTTACTTCTCGGTAAACTTTTACAAGTCTTTGACATTCAGCATCGCTTAAATCAGCACCAGGCGGCGATGTCTTTAGTGTGTGTTGTAGCTTTGACCAACCTGTGCCGTAACCTAATCCAAGTGTGCAAGTCTTGCCAACAAAACGTTCTGTTGCATCGGCTTTAGTAATAGGTCTATCATATACTTTAGATGCAAACTCTGAATAAACATCTCGTCCTTCTCTATACCATTGGACTACATCTTCTTGGCCTGCAATCCATACCAATACACGAGCTTCAATTTGTGATGAGTCACAATTAATAACTTGATGTCCCACTGGAGCCATAATAGCATTCTTTAATGCTTTCTTTTTCTTATCTCTTGATGGTAGGTTTTGAAAATTAACTTTATCTAATCCTGCCCATCTACCTGTGTGTGCACCATAATATTTTAAAGGGATAGGAAGTTTGCCTGCATTACGTTTACCAATACCAAGAAAGCGTTCAATGCGAGATTCTTCCATAGTTGATTTTGTGCCTAATCTTACACGACATAACTCTTGAATAAATATATCTTCATGCTCTGTAAGTTCTATAAACCCTACATCATTTTTGGCTAAAGCAAATGTATCCTTACCTGTTGCAGGACTTACTTTTATAGGCACAGGAATGTTTAGTTCGGTAAGAAGTTCAGCAAATTGTTTATTAGATGCTAGTATGACTCTTACTTCTTCTTCTGAATGACAATTTAATCTATTCATTAAACCTGCTAATAGACTTTGTTTATCGTTCTTTACTATCTCTAATCTCTCTATTAATATTGCGTCATTGACTTCAAGCGTAGGCTCGGTATACATGCGAATAGTAATATCAATAAGGTCTATTTCATTTTGTGGAAAATCTTGGGCTAATACATTAAATAACTTATAAGTTAAGTCAACGTCATTTTTACAATACCCACCATACCTATCTAATTCAGCTAGACTAAAGTTTTCTAATCGTTTACCCTTGGCATCAAGAACCTCTGTGCCCTTCTGTCCTAGTTTATATTTCTCAACTAAAAAAGCTAATGAACCACCAACGTTGACACCATGTATAGCACGAGCCATGCACAGAGTATCAATATAAAGTTTCGGGGATATATTAAAAATAAAACTAAGGATAGCACCGTCAAATAACATATTGTGGCAAAGTAGAGCAGAGTCTTGAATATTATATCCATCAAGAATAGACTGTAATTCGTCTTTCGTGCCCGTATGCCATTTAGTATCTTCTTCATTTATTTTTACTCCTACTCCTATGACTTGAAATTGTGGTGACCTAATATATTCTTCTGTGGTAAGTCCAGATAGACTAAAGCCTGTGTCATAAAATGTTTCAAAGTCTAAGGTTATTAATTGCATGAATGCTTTCTAAATTGGTGGGCTACTTGCGGTTTATGTAATTGCAAAAATACCATTTTTAACATATAAATAAAGTGCTTTCGCCCGTTGTTATATTACAGATAGTATTATAAGTGAGGTTGTAACTATTGCAAGTAAAATCTTTAGATTTCTGTCTTCTTTTTTAGTGAAGTCATCTTTGTGGTATGTTCCCCCCCAAGCCTCTCTTGCTGAACGTGGTGTAGGTTTATCTATTGAATCAGGTTGAAAGAACCTCCAACCTCTTTTTGCGTTTTTAACAAAAACTCTTCGTTGCCAATCTTCAAAATGTCTGATAGCTATTCTTGCACTGGGGTCAAAGTTATTTAATTTTGCGTTTTGCACAATACGTCTCCTCTTTTTTTGTTTAATATGCAAATTATTTGTGGTGTTTTTGATATTCATTTCTACAATCTACCGAGCACCAACGACGGCTATCACCTATACTTTCCTCACACCATATACATTTACCCGTTGTGTTTGAGGGTGTTGTAGCTTTATTATGTGCATTAGTTAAGGCGGTATTAATCATCTGTTGTAGATAATCATTGGCTATGTCGGCTTCGTCACTCATTTAAAAAAGGCTTCCTTTGGAATCACTAAATTTACTTTGTTCTATTTTAAAATGTTTTCTCCATGCATGCCCTCTTTTTTGTGGCGCAGGTAAAGTAATTAAACCTTTACTTTCTAGCTCTCTCAATCTAGTATGATTACCAATGGTATGTTGCATAATTTGATTTCGGCTAGCGTTTGGAAATTTAGACATATAGTCTAATACATGTTTGATGATGTCATCATCTTTAATTCGTGCATATGCTCTCATATAAAACATTCTCCTACTAAGTTTAAACATTCTTGAAACGGACTAATACTTGATTGCTTCTCTACTTCTAATTTAATTACATTCTTACCTTGTTCTTTATGCCACTTAGCTTCTTTGGCCGACCATCTATACTTACGGACAATCTCACCATCTTCATCTACAACTGCATAACTAAACGGAATCATTTTACTTCCTTCCACCAGTATTTATGCCCTCTAATTTTTTTTAAAAAAACGTGCCATCTTTTATTTTTATCAGATACTCGCATCTTTATATAGCGTCTAAACCTTTTAGCAATCGGCCATGTAGCGTTGCATTTATAAACAATCATTTTAATATACTCCAACAGATTTGTAGTTTGTTCCAAAAAGATAATTTCTTTGTGTTTGCTACCATGTAATCTGATAATGCTTTTTGTATGCCCGCTTGCAATATAACTTCTCTACCTGCTTGGTTCATATCTAATGTTAATTTGCAATCACCTTGGTTTGTATCTTTAATACTTACTACTTTGATATATGGTTTTCTAGTTGCCATTAAAAACTCCTTTGTTCAAAACATTGTAAGTGTGACTTAACAAACATATTAGTTTTTACTTCTTCATATAGTTCACCTTGTATGCATTTTAAATTCACTTTGGATTTCTTTTGCATGTGAGTGTATGAACCTAATCCATATCCTGTAAATATTGCTACAACAATAATTATACCTATAATTAACTTATCCATCATAACCCTCCATAAGCTTCAGTTAATTTTCTTGTTGACTCTTTATAACTTTTAACACCTGTAATCTTTTCTGTCTGCGACTCATCTTTAAATAAAGGTGTGATTGAAATGTAATGTTTTTTAGATGGCAAATCGCGTATCCATGACAATTCGGTTGGTCTAAATTGTGTAATAGATGACCACACTAAATCACCATTGATATTGAATTCTTCTATTGCCCATGCGTAGGGTTGTTGTTTAAGGGTTTCTTGCATATTTACCCTCTCCTTGTTTATAAAATATTAGTTTCGACCATTTGACTACTGGTTTTAGATTATACCATGATTTTGGTTTCGTGATAGTGGTATCGTGAAAATGTGTTGCACCATATGAATAGTCTACCTCTAGACGATGTAACACTTTATAGGCTAGGTCTTTATACTCTTGTCGAATTACCTGTGGGGGTTTGACATAACCATACCAACTAAATTGTGCAGGTCGTTTCATTTCACGGCATACATTTTTGTAATCAAAGTCTGCTCGTCTAAACAATACATAACCAACGGCAATTTGACCTTGACGTGGTTCGTGTGCAGACTCCATGTAAATCGTTGTGGCTAGGCACATCAATGCTTGGTCTAACATAGCTACCTCCTTTTTATGGGAACTGGTTTCTATTTTTTTAGAAAGTGAGATTTAGTTTCTTCGAGTGTTTCGTGTTCGATGAGTTTGTCTAGATACCATCGGGCTTTCTTCAAGTCCTCGGTTCCGTTTTTGAATTTGTATCTCCAAACATATTTAATTACATTTGCGACACATACTGCGGCGATACCAAACAAGCCTTTGACAGCTTCTTCAATAGCGTTAATGCACTCAATTTTTCCTTGAGTGTAATGCGATGGGTGATTTACATTATCTTTTTTATTCATACTACCTCCTTATCAGAGTTTCTAATTCCTCTATGTTACTCTCATTTATGACTATTGCCAAGCCACCATTAGAATTTATACGGTCGATGTTGTTTTTTTGCAACGCAGTTAATACACCTTTACCTGCCTTACATTCTATGGCAATAAATTTACCTTGATGACAGATGATGATATCGGGCACTCCACTTCTGCCATATCCTCCTGTCTGTGGGAAAAAATAATAACACCCTAACTTATCTAAAAACTTTTTTATTTTGTTTTTAACTTTTGCTTCGGGTGTCATCTCGTCCTTCTAGTTGATTCATTTCATCTTGGAATACTACGATTGCATACAATGACTCTGATGCACGCCAACCAACGTGGTGCATATCATCTACACGACAAGTATATACGTCAGATGTATAGATTTCGTTGTCGGGAAATATATACGTGGTTGATACTTTAGCTAGTGTCAATTTACTTTTAAGAAAGCTTGGCAAGGTGTCATCATTAAACATTCTTACCAAGCCCTTTGATAAAAATACTTCATAGTTATTATCTTTAACTATGATGGGCACTACATAATAGGGCACCATTTTTACTTTTTCAAGTGGTCCTAAGTCTGTAACATTTTTTAACCCTGTGTGTTCTAACATACTTCTCCTGTATTGTTTCGACAAATGTCGAATTAGCCTCGTATTTGTTTTATTGGGTTACCTTGCATATCAGTAATCTCTAAACCCCACTTAGCTGATGGATAATTATTATCAAAATCCCAATATGTTTGTCTATTAAACACATCAGCATTACCTTTTAAATCTTTCCTTAGCTTTGGTAATAATTGTTTAAATATTTGCTTGGGTGGATTTATACTTGAATTATATTTTACAGCCCAATATGCATTACCAATATAGTATCCTAACACATAAAAGTATGATGACACAACAGGGTCAACATTCCATAGTTGTCTTGCTTTCTCAATGTGATTTAAATTACTATTATTGAAATATTCGGGGTCATTTTGTTTTATAGCATCAGTCATATCTGCAATTAATGTATTTTCATCGGTTGAGTTATAAAACATTTTAATCATAGATAATTTATCTACATGTTCTTTCATAAGTTGATTAGATTTTTTCCTATCGACTACCTTTACATCTATCTTATATCTTGATGACTCATGTAATTCTCCAGTATCTATATTAAATCTCATACCTTTAAAGGCAGGGCGTTTTAATTTTCTACGATGTTGTGCATACCTATCAGTAAATATAACCCCACCCGATGAAGCCTCTTGCATGAAGTATGCACTTATCCCTAGTTGCTCACTAATAATCATGCGGTCACCTTGTCCCATATATTCACATATAATCTCAATAGTATTATCATCTCTTACGATACCGAAGGGAGCATGTTTAATAAGCCACTTAGACATATATGGTATACCCTCTGGACTTTCATTGTAGAAATACTTATCACGTTGACGTTTATTTAGTGAGTATGCAAATTGTTCAAACTCTGCCATACTATACTTTTCCTCTTCACTTCCCCAACCGTAATGCACATTGAATTGAATTTTACCGTTGACTTCGACAGGTATAAAATATTTATGTCTATGATTTCTGTATGCGTAGGGATATTCGTTTGTATTTCTATATGGTGGTGCATTTTGATACAACCAAGTTAATTGCTGATAGTTAATACTTCCTGCCATGATACTCTCCTCTAGTTATTTCGACATATGTCGAATTGTTAATTATATTTATTTCTTACCTCTCTGCTTGTTGATATGCATACTCTATTTTTATATCAGTTAATAGTTTCTCTAGCTGTTCCTTTGATTTTTTAAATCGTCTAGCATAGTGCCAATTAATACGATGTGACTCCTTACTTTTAATATCTAATTGCCATGCTAGTTTATTTAATTGTTCCAAAATTGCACCTCGTTCCCTTGCTTCATTTAGTGTTGTTCCCACTTTAACCACCTCTCTAATATGATTATTCACCGTTCCCATTTTGTAACCAAAGAATATCTTATCCTTAACTCTCATCTTAGGCATCTGCTAACTCCATAGTAAGTTCTACTACTCTTGCATTGACTTCATCAGACGTAGCCTTATTCATATAGAAGTCTATATCCTCATGAGTTACGGTTGATTTTTGTTTTCTTAAACACCATATTCTCTTTTTCATTAACTCATCATCTATGAATTCCTCTATCATAGCCATCTCCATAAGTTGTTTAAACATAGCACTACTCGCTTGCCTAATCTTTTCTTCAATGTGTTCATGGTTGATATCATCAATATCAAAATCTATATCTATATCTATATCATCGTCTTCATTATAAATCGTTGACATCTAGTTCTCCTTAATTGGTGGGGTGTAGCTTAGGTTTCGATATTCAAGCTACTTTAAACTTTTACGAGTCTTTCTATTCCACTACCTTAAGTTTCCTCAAGGCTATATGTTTAGAGGCTGTTATTTAACATATCATTTAAAGCTAATTATGCACTCACCTCAAAGGTGGCCATTAGCCGACACACAGTTCCCCATTGACTCATTTTACTGTTTTAAATACTTTTATTAATCTAAATCTTTTCAGTAAATTATTTAATTTTCTATCACTAAGTAGTTCTCTTTTTGCATAGAGTCTTGCTAACCTAGTATTTTCATAATTATTATAGTTTTCATAATCATCATAAGGTCTATACTTGTATTTAATTTCATCTATTTCTTTTAACTTTTCTTCCCTAGTCATCTTTCTTAACTACCTTGCCACTTGGTGGTTCAAAACTTCTGTTCTGCGTGACTAACCACAATGTTGGCGTGGTGATGTCCCACTTGATATCTGACTCGACATAGCCATCTGTAAAGACTAATACACCCTCTGCGTTAAGTTTATGTTGATTAATATATTCAGCGACACAGGATACATGAGTGCCACCCCCACCCTCGGGTTTAAGTAGCGATGCGATGTTAGTATAATTATCATCAAACGTTTGCATAGCATGGACTTCGGTATCCCACCACAAAACACGCACACGTGCAGGGTTAACTGATTCACAAATCGAAGCCAGTTCTGATGCAAACTCTGTAAGTTCTGCACCACCGATTGAACCCGATGTATCGATTGCTACTATGAGTTCGCCGACCGTTTCGTTTTCAAGGCTTGGCATGTAGATATCATTAGCCATAAGTCGTTTGTTAAACCTACGCCATGTATATTCCTCTGAACCTCTCGATGCCGATGTTACGAAATCACGTAAGACCTCTCGCCAATTAACCTTAGGCTCAAGTAAGTCCGATATCTGACGTGGTATCTTAGCACCCATACGACCTGCGAGTATGCCACCTTCTCGTAACGCCCTATCAATCTTGCCTGCTTGTTCAGCGACTTGTTCTGTTGTCATCTGTTTAGCATTACCAAAGTCATGTTCATCTAAAGGCTTCATAGATTCGACATTTGTCGAACTGTCCTTGTTGTTTTGTTCTTTCTTTAAATATTCATACACCTCACGCACAGACCAATTATGAAATTGTTTATCATACAATGCACCTGTCGGTAGCTTACAAATATTTTTATCTGTAAAGTTCATAATAATATCATTCACAACATAATCTGCTGACACGTTGGTTAGATGTGGATTATCTTTAAACTCTCTAATAAAGCGTTGCATATGTTTCAATGCTACATGTAAGTTCTCATGCATTACAATGCCTCTGAGTTCCTCATCACTTAACTTGGATATAAACTCTCTACTATATCGTTTGTTAAAGCCATCGGTGTATGCCGTAAAGTTCTCATCATCAACACTACTTTTACCCATGAGTATAACCCCCGAATACAACGCAGTTTCGGGGTGTTTAAGTAGTGCGACATGAGCCTTCTTGAGTCTTGTTTCTTGACTTGTCGCCATGTCTATCTCCTATTAAAATAATTCGTGATTCTCTGTAGCCCACTTAGCAATCTCAGCGTTACTTCTTGCTAGCTTCACACCATTCTTACTACGCACCATCATGGTAAAGAATACTGCTTGAAGTTCGCTACTCTCAATACGTTTTACAAACTGCATAAACTTACTGAGTTCGTCTTGTGTCGATAGACTATCCACTGCTTGGAACATAAGCATGAGTTTCGCTGCCGTATCTTCGGGCATTGTTATCGTGGTTGGTTTATCTAATATCTCAATAAACTTAGGTAATGTTTTCTCTAGCCTTAGGAACGCTGACATATCAGCACTAGCACTTGCACCGATAGTCCCTGCTAATGCACACATGGTTGCATTGTCACCTAGTCTGCTTTGCATATCGACAATGATAGATGACTTAGCAAGTGAACGTGGTGAACAGAACGATAGATTAGTTTTACTTGGTTGAAAGATATATGGGTTATCCTCTTGACCACCATCGGTATAACTATTCAAACATCGTGGGAACATATACACCCATGCTCTGATTAAAGGATTGATTGAATTATCAGTCGCCCACTTGAGCCATGTATCGACATCGGGCTTTTGCATCTTCAATAGACATACACGATTACCTGCATGGGCTAACATACTATCACCCACACCATCGCTTGCATTGTTTGACGTTGCAAACACAATACTACCTTTAGGCAACTCGGTATCGCCTACACTTCTCTCTAGCATGAGCCTTGTGAATATCACTTGTAATAACTTAGGCGACTTCATAAACTCATCAAGTAAGATAACCTTAGGCTTAGGGCTATCTAGTTTAAACAAACTACCGACATATGTTTCTAACGATTTACTAGCGTGGTTAGGAATAGTCATCGCTATGTCTGACATATCTTTGACAGGGCAATCGACATATATGTAATCATATGTATCACCTAAATCTTCCTTAATCATTTTGAGTAATGATGTCTTACCACAACCTGGTTCTGATTGAATGACAGGCGTTATTGATTGACCTATCGCAGGAATTAACTTTCTTAGTTCATCGATTGTTACACTTGCTATGTTATTAATTGTTGCCATGATTACTATCCTCTCTGTTTAGTTTGTCATTAATAAATTTTGTTGCTATTGCTCTTTTTTCTGTATCTGACATTCTCTCAAATATCTTTTTCATACGTTGTTCCCACATAAAATCTTTAGTTATCTTACATAGGTATCCACAACCAAACCATATTGCAAAAGTAATCCACTCCATACTGCTCTCCTTTCGACATATGTCGAATTAAAGTTTAAATTTAGATAAGATGTCATCAACGTTGTTCTTAACCTTTTCTCTGACAGCATCACTCTCTCTGATTGTATCTATATCTACACCATTCAAGGCATACTCTAACTTGGTTACTGCGTCAGTCAAGCGATTGGTTATCTCATTGTTTACTGGTTTAAATGCTTTAAATGTTGCACATAACTCTTTAGCTTTTTCGATTGTGGTATCATATATTTTGCGTTTCTTCGTCTTAACTTCGCCTGTGTTTGCATCGGTAGTTTCCGACACTCCACAACAATGGCTGATACTTTCCATGACATCAGTAAGCCTGTCCACTTGTTCCGATACGACATGATTGATAATCTCCTCTGCTTGTTTGGTGTATTGGTCTTTTAAATCATTAGCGATGTCATTAGATATATTACATCGCCAGTCATGACTCGGCACTTCTGCGACATACAACTTGATACCAAATTTATTTCTAACTTCCATAGCATCGGGGTAATCATCTTTGTTAAACATATCACCTGCTTTGAAAGCCATGTTACTTACGATAGATTGGTAATTGTTTATGAAGTCATCTAGATATTTATTAAACGTTAGTTCGTGGTCATTAAACTCATTCTTAAACTTTTCTAGATTGATAACAGGAAGTAAGTCTTGGCTATTGTTCCAACGATACGTGGAACGTTTTAACCAGTTATATATAGTCTGTCTATAATTACTTACACGTTTGTGAAATAAGTCATCTGCTAAAAGGTTCTTCACAAATCTGCCTGCACTTGAGTCTGCTTTTTTAGCATGAGTAACTTCGTCTGATATAGTTCTGTCTTGCTTTGTTGCTGACCATACATTGACATCAACTGATACTAATACTGCTGACGTTGCCAATGATATGATATGGTTCGGTTGTTGCATTTGATACTCCATGTTGCTCTCCTCTTTATTGAGTTCGACATATGTCGAAACGTGGTTTTACTACTGAATAGCCCTTTCCCATTGTCTAATATACTATTATACCATACATTATAACAAAAGTCAAGCCTCGCCTATGAGTATCTTAACTGATACACCATATAAAAATTAAACTTCAAACTCAATACCTCTTGCGGGATATAGCAAACTATAGCCATCATCGCCACCATACTTTGTATCTATATCTTCTGTTTCTTCTCCGATACGCACAAAACCATAGCTTATGGATAGACCTTCTAGCTTATCATCTTCCTGTTGAGCCGTGATATATTCCTCTGCTAGTTCTAATAACTTTTCGTGGCATTGAACGTCATCATAATCGTCATACCATTTCCAATCACTCGCATAGAATTTTAACAGCATAGATGTTTCTTGCACTTCTAACTCATCATGTTCAAAACAAAGTTTAGTGTCCTCTCTAGACTTGGCTTCAGCTAAGAATGTATTAAACATATCCCGACCTGTGAGTAGCCTTTGGTTATCGGGAACTTCATTTCTGTATCTTAAATCTTCATTGAAGGCTATGGCATAGCCTACTTCACTTCGATAGCCCATTTATAACCTACCTTTCGTGGTGAGTTTCTCGACATACGCTTGTGCATCGAGCATCGCTTGTTCTTCAAAGTATAGCTTTGGTTCGACTTTTGTCGAAACGGGATTGACGTGGTTAGATTGTGTATCACCCGTCAGACTGCGGATAAGTCTTAACGTGTCACGTGCCAATTCATAACGACCTAAAGTTATGCCATCAATGTCGTCATGCGAGATACCAGTCACCGAGTTTACTTCTTCGGCATCATGCTTTAATTCCTTTTGTAAGAAACGCACAATGTTTTCTACGACTTCTTTATGTTTATTGGATTTCATTATTTTCTTCCTTTTTTAAATAACTTTTAGCTTTGTTAATAGCGTCTATCGGGTCGGTTGCATACATGGTATGGGTTCTGTTTAACCATACATTATCTCTTAACGGACTTTCTACTTGATACCCCACTTCATGCAATACATATGGGCTATCGTTACAAGGTTCTAAACACCTTGCTGTCAAGTTCCTAGTCTTCACAATTACCCCCTAACCTTCCATATAGTTTCAGATGTTATTCTTTCTTTAAGTGTGTGTGTAGTTTCTTTGCAATTATCGTCATGATAGACCCAATACTTTTTCTTTAAATACTCATCACCTAATGGATAATCCTCACCCCATATTCTTTTTACTTGTAGTTCACTTAACGCTACTATCAACTCTGCCCTAGTCTTCACAATTACCCCCAATACAAGACTTATTTAAGATTTCGTCCTCGATGTCGGCGAGTGCATTGTTTTCCATGAAACGCAAAGATGTTTGACATAACTCATCAAATGCTTGGATAGGGAATACTTCTGCTTTTAACATAAGACCTTTGTCTTTTAGATTTTCTGTGAGAAGGGTAGCAAGATGTCCTTCAACGCTAACCCAGTCGTCCCAGTTTTTAATTTCTCTTATCATGCTTTCATCAACTTTAATCTTGACTACTGCCGTATATTCTCTTGTTTGCATTTTGTTTCTCCTTTAAGTTTAAGTTCGACATATGTCGAATTAGGTTTGTGCTTGGTTAATACAATATCCAACGATACCATCTCTTATCATAGACTTCAACCCTTCCGTATCCACCCATCTATGAACGTAGTGTGGTTTAGATAAAGATTGATGACGCGTGGTTGAACGTGAATACTTATCCATGTTACCTATCCATTTACATACAATATCGTCCCACAGGTAGATAGGAAAGTGTTCACCATAACTAAAAACTACATAGGTATTTCCTCGCCATTCACCATACAGATTACTCGCATGAAAAGCTTCTAGGTTACCTATATATTGTTTTGCGTTTTTGTTACTTACTTTCATTTCACACGTCCTCTTCCGTTACACTAACAACTTCATAATTCTTTGTATCGTCATAAGACAAATCTTCAAATGCTTTATCAATAGCTTCATCTTCTGTTTGTGCGACATCTTTGCTTACTTTTACATTGATATACACATTTTTTTCTAGCGTTACTACCCATACTTTTTTACTCATTTCACAATACCCCCTTTGTTGTTGAGTCCTTTTAAGTCATCGTGGTTAGTGATGACCATGTAATTACTCTTGTGCATGGGTGCGATTGTATGCTTTTTACTACGTGCATCTTGTTCACCACATTTTAAACAGGTTGTGTAGCCTAAACGCCATCGACCATGTAATACGTGGTCACCACATTTAACACATAAGTTCTTATACTCCATGTTTGACTCCTTTCGACATATGTCGAATTAACGAAGAACTGAAACGATTAAGATAAACGCCGCAATACCCCACGCTATAACTTCGGTGATGATTAGACGTCTGAGTCGGGACTTGTGAATTGTTACGTGCTGACTTAACATGACTTCTCTGTTGTAATTAAAGATATAGTCTTTAAGCTTTTTATCATTACTATGATTTTGAAGTGCCATTTCTTTTCTCCTTTGTATGCCTGCTATTAGTTAAATTCGACAAATGTCGAACCGAACAGGGTAATACATAACATATAGCTAGACTGCCCCATTCAAATACTATTATACCACTACTTTACAATAAAGTCAATAGCCTCGTATAAAATAGTCTTACGTGATAGTCCTTGGTTCACGAAATTAGAACGTGGTTTTGGGTGACGTAATTCGACTTTTGTCGAAGTGATAACGTGGTAAAAATGGAGTGGAACGTGGTTCATGGTTCAAAAACCCTCTACTTTACATATTGAACCATGAACCGAGCTTTTTGAAAAAATTAGAAAGTGCGTAAGTTATTGTATTTATTATATATTATATATTATATTATATTATTATTATTGATTAAAAAATAGGCAAGTTCATGGTTCATGCCATTTTCGAATAGTGAGGGGGGTTTTGACTTTTGGATATTGCATAGCATGTTCTCAGTCAAACGACGTCTAAAACTTCCACCTTCGCCCCCTATGCTACGAAAGCATGAACTTATGAACCTTCCTTAATAATCAAAGACTTAGACTTTTAAAACATGAACCGATTTATGAACCACGCAATACAAAACATGAACCTAGGCTTACGCTTAGGCTTATGAGAACTGGTATCTATAAGGAACTGGTTTCTATAACTGGTTTCAAAAAAAGTTGAAACCACGTGATGACCAGACAAAAAAAAGCCACGCTAGGTTATAACGTGGCTTATGAGATTAATACGTGGTGGCTTTATTCGGTAGCCATCTTACCATTATCACGTCTTAGGTTATACTCGGCTATTAATTTTTCAAATAGCTTAGTAAGTAAGACTGGATTTTCATTATCGATAAGTTCGGCTTTATCGATTGCGTTTTTAGCTACTTTCGCCAAATCCAAAGTAGGTGCTTTCGGTTCGGTTTCGGGCTTAAATACAGCTAACATTCTTGAAATAGTTTTATTCACACTATTCTTAATTAAAGCCGTTTTTACAGGTTTCATTATCGCCGTAATTTGAGCTTTTACAGGGTTCGCCTTTTCATACTTACCCAAATCATTAGCCATAAGCCAACCGATTGAAGCGTGATGCCTTTCACTCTCTTTAGCCTTTTCGAATTCGACTTTTGTCGAAATGAGCCAATTTTCGCCTTGCTTAACAAAATACTTTTCAACGTCACCTTTTTTAGCCGAATACTGAGTGACAATGCCTTCTGCTAGGGGTTGATACATAACAACTGGAAGGCTCTTAGGTGTTTTGTATTGGCTAGGCTCTACTAACATTTCACCTAGCTTTAATGCTAAACCCTTAATGGTATCAATACCTAGTATTGCATCACTAGCTTGAGTGCCTAATTGGCGAACCACGTTAGCGTCAAACTTACTTGTTAAAACATTCACTACTGATTTATGTAATGTAGTCATTTTTAATACTCCTATAAAATACGTGGCTTAATTGCCCCGTAACCAAATAATGACACATGGCTAGAATTTGTCAATTCGGCAAATGTCGAACCCACCCCATAGGGCATAGCCCAACGTGGTTTTGGAGTCCCAAAAAACAAACCTACACTAAGACCTGCACAAATAGCTGGCAAAAATTCAAAACTTTTGTATATAATAAGAGCTAACAAGGGCTTATTGGGTCTCTCCTCTCAGTAATACTTCTCTCTCGCCTGGTAAGTCCTTGTTTTCTATATAGAAACCCCCCCCCTATCAAAAATAAAAGGCTTTGCAAAAAAATTTTTATAAAAAATTCTGAAATATCAAGGAGTTAAATACAAAAAGTGCATGAAACTTTAATAAGTAAACACAAAAAAAAGACTTATTTGCACAGTTAAGTGCTTGATTATAAAAAGATTTGCCTGTTTTTTACAAGATAGTAGATTTGGCAGGCAAAAACGTTTTCACTCAAAACCATAAAAATGCAATAATGAATGAAAACTAGATTGCTTTGGGATCGAAGTTGTATAACTCGGAGTAGACGTTTTTAATACGAAGGAATTTAGGACCGTGCTCATGGAAGTCTTCATCGCCACGAACATAGAGAGCTAAGTGTACCATTTCATGAAGAAGAGTTTGGAATATAGTAGTGAAGTGCCCACAAGCGTTAGAGCTTATTTGAATTTCCATCTCATGCTCATCAAAGCAACCATATATATTAGGGTTTTTAATTACTTTAAATCTAACTTTAGAAGACTTAGGCATGGGAAGCTTATTAAAAGGCGCCATTTGACATGCCATGTTATATAGAATCTCTAGGTTCTTCTTAGTTAGCGTCGTGTGAGTCATCTAAATAAATATTGCTAATAAAAAATAGATCACACCGGGGTCAGTAAAGCCAATTAATTCCATATTCTTATCTCCTTTTATATAATTCTAACAAAATTAGTATTGTCTGACCTATTAATAACGTATATATTACAAGAATTGCTGCAAATTTAATCAAAAGGTGTAATCAGCGACACATGACCGTACAAAATACCCAACAAAATCAATCTGATAGTGGTTCCAACCACGTTATCATTGTTCCTCACATCGAAGAGGACATCATTTTACCTAGTTCAGCTTCAGAAGCTATGCCAAGTTTAAGTGTAGCCGAAGAAATCAACATGAGAGCCAAGACAATTAAGTTAGTATCAGACTTAAAAGGTGAGAACATAGAACCCACCGAGAAAAACGTGGCGGAAGCTAGGAAGCTAGCAAGTGAAATGATGACTAACCCTGATTTACGACCTGAGTTTGGTAACTATCCTAATGAGACCTTAGCTTTTCTTGCCGGACTCGTTGCACAGAGCAACCATATGATCGTGAAAGACCTAGCTGATTTTAAGTTATACGTGGTGAATAGCTTAGTTAAGATGGCGGAAACTGCAAAGTCAGACAAAGATAAGATCGCAGCTTTAAAAAGTATAGGCGACATTGACGGGGTTGATGCATTTAAGAAGAAGACAGAAGTTACGCACAAATTGGAGACGATGGAGGAAGTTGAGAAAGAGCTTCTATCAATGCTTAATGAATTTAAATCTAAAGGGTTAATTAAAGAACCTCCTCAGACTATAGATGCAGAAGTGATAGATGACAATGAGTGAGGATAAAATAACCCCACAAGATATAGCACTTCTTGAACAGGCGCTTCCACATTTAAAAGATGAACAGAAAGTACGGGCACTTCAGAAGTTACGAGTCTATAAAAAGAATTGGGTTCAAAAGCATGGTAAGGATATGTTTTTAGATTTTATACAACATGTATACCCAGGGTACATGATAGGAGCACATCATAGGAAACTTGCGAACATATTTGAGGCCATCGCCAGAGGTGAAAAGAAAAGAGTTATCGTTAATATCGCACCTCGTCACGGAAAATCAGAACTTATATCGTACTTGGCGCCGGCATGGTTTTTGGGCAAATACCCTCACAAAAAAGTTATTATGGCTTCTCATACTGCCGATCTCGCTGTTAATTTTGGACGTAGAGTTCGTAACTTGGTGGGTTCGGACGCGTATAAAGACATATTTCCACAAGTAGAATTACAAGCTGATAGTAAGTCAGCATCAAGATGGGGGACGAATTTTAATGGTGAATATTTTGCAATTGGTGTGGGTGGTGCCCTCGCTGGTCGCGGGGCTGATTTGTTTATCATTGATGACCCACACTCTGAGCAGGATGCTAAGCTTGGACGAGCTGATGTATTTAAGCCTGCTTGGGAGTGGTTTCAGTCTGGCCCTCTTCAACGTCTTATGCCTGGTGGTGCGATTATCGTAGTGATGACAAGATGGTCTAAACTTGATTTAACAGGTGAGATCATTAATCAAATGGTAAAGAATGAAGAAGTAGATGATTGGGAAGTAGTAGAGTTTCCAGCAATTATTGAAGATAAGCAAGGTGAATTAGCATCACTATGGCCTGAGTTCTGGCCTTTAAATGAATTACTTTCTAAGAAAGCAGCGTTAGATGTTAGGTATTGGAACTCACAATATATGCAAAACCCTGTATCAGAAGAGGGTGCGCTAATTAAAAGAGAGTGGTGGAAGATATGGGAAAAAGAAGATCCTCCAGAATGTGAATTTACTATTATGACGTTAGACGCGGCTCAAGAAGCAAATAATAGGGCTGACTATAATGCACTATTAACTTGGGGCGTATTTTTTAATGAAGAAGTCAACAACTATAATATAATACTATTAAATGCAGTTAAAAAACGTTTAGAGTTTCCTGAATTAAAAGAATTAGTTTTAGAAGAATATAAAGATTGGGAGCCTGATTCGTTTATCGTAGAAAAGAAATCTAACGGTGCAGCTCTATATCAAGAGTTTAGAAGAATGGGTGTACCTGTTAGTGAATTCACGCCTGGAAAGGGTCAAGACAAGATATCGCGCGTAAATGCAGTGTCAGACCTCTTTAGAAGTGGTATAGTATGGGCTCCAGACCGACGCTGGGCAAAAGAAGTTATAGAAGAATGTAATGACTTTCCAAGTGGTGCTAATGATGACTTAGTTGATGCAACTACTATGGCACTCATGCGCTATAGACAAGGCGGATTTGTAAGATTACCTAGTGATGAAGCTGAAGACATACCAGGATTTAAAAGTTCTCGAAACAGATTATATGCAATATAAGGATAACATATGGCAAACAACATAGATAAAAGTTTATCACAAGCACCTAAAGGCCTAGAAGAATTAGCACAAGCCGAACCAGATTTAAGTATTGAAATTGAGAATCCAGATTCAGTTACATTAGATGATGGTAGTATGGAAATTACTATTGTGCCAGGTAAAGAAGTTGATGATGAATTCAATGCTAACTTAGCAGAAGATATGGATGAAGGTCAGTTGACCGAGTTGTCCGGTGATTTAATGGGCGAATATGATGCCGATATTAATTCAAGAAAAGATTGGTTAACGACTTATGTAGATGGCTTAGAGTTGCTAGGCTTAAAAGTAGAAGATAGAACAGAACCGTGGCCCGGCGCATGTAATGTATATCATCCCTTAATGACAGAAGCGCTGGTTAAATTCCAAGCTGAAACTATGATGGAAACGTTTCCAGCAGCAGGTCCAGTTAAAACTCAAATTATTGGTAAACAAACAAGAGAAAAAGAAGACGCAGCTGAACGTGTAAAAGACGATATGAACTATCAGCTCACGGACATGATGCCAGAATATCGTCCGGAACATGAACGCATGCTATGGGGCTTGGGTTTATCTGGTAACTCATTTAAAAAAGTTTATTACGATCCATCACTTGAACGTCAAGTGGCAATATATGTTCCCGCCGAAGACATTGTAGTTCCATATGGTGCATCTAATTTAGAAACAGCTGAGCGTGTTACACATGTCATGCGCAAGACAAAGAATGAATTACATAAACTACAAGTGGCAGGGTTTTACCGTGATGTAGATTTAGGTGAACCATTCTTAGATATTGATGAAGCTGAAAAGAAAATTGCAGAGAAGTTAGGTTTCAATCCAACAGAAGATGACAGATATAAAATTCTCGAGATGCATGTTAATCTTGATTTAGAAAATGGTGATAGTGAAGATGGCATTGCGTTACCTTATGTAATAACAATTGAAAAAGGTACGAGCACTATATTAGCAATTCGACGTAATTGGAATCCAGATGATAAATTAAAAGCTAAGCGTCAACACTTTGTCCATTACGGATATATTCCAGGTTTTGGTTTTTACTGTTTTGGTTTAATTCATTTAATCGGCGCATTTGCTAAATCTGGCACAATGATACTTCGTCAGTTAGTTGATGCAGGTACACTAGCTAATTTACCAGGTGGTCTTAAATCTCGTGGTCTACGAATTAAAGGTGATGATACACCAATTGCCCCAGGTGAATTTAGAGATGTAGATGTACCATCAGGTGCAATACGCGATAACATTTTACCATTGCCGTATAAAGAGCCTTCACAAGTTCTTAATATGTTAATGAATCAAATAATTGAGGAAGGTAGACGTTTTGCTTCAGCTGCTGATATGAAAGTATCAGATATGTCTTCTAATTCTCCAGTAGGTACAACACTAGCAATATTAGAAAGAACATTGAAAGTAATGAGTGCAGTTCAAGCTCGTATTCATTATGCAATGAAACAAGAATTTAAATTATTAGCTGGCATTATTCGTGACTACACACCCAAAGATTATTCATATGATCCTGAAGTAGGAGATAGAAAAGCTAAACAATCTGATTATGATTGTTGTCAAGTTATTCCTGTATCAGATCCAAATGCAGCGACTATGTCACAAAAAGTTGTACAGTATCAAGCTGTAATGCAAATGGCACAAGCTAATCCACAAATTTATGACCTACCAGAACTTAATCGTCAGATGTTAGAAGTATTAGGTGTTAAAAATATTGGTAAACTTATCCCAACTGCAGAAGATCAAAAACCAAAAGACCCTGTGGCTGAGAACATGGCTATTATGAATGGTAAACCTGTAAAAGCATTTATTTACCAAGACCATGAAGCTCATATTAAAGTACATATGGGTGCTATGAATGATCCTAAAATTGCACAACTTATGGGACAAAATCCGCAAGCACAATTAATTCAAGCTGCAGCAATGGCTCACATAAATGAACATATTGCGTTTGAATATAGAAAACAAATAGAAGAACAAGCTGGTGTTGATTTACCCGCACCAGATGATCAATTACCAGAAGAGATGGAAGTTGAAATTTCTAGATTGGCTGCTAAAGCTGCGGACCAATTATTACAAAAAAATCAATCTGAAGTTGCTCAGCAACAAGCTCAAGCTCAGCAGCAAGATCCTATTGTTCAAATGCAACAACAAGAGTTACAACTTAAAGCACAAGAAGTTCAAATTAAAGCTCAAAAAACTCAAGCAGATATTCAACTTGATCAAGCTAAACTTGAACTTGAAAAAGTTAAGATTGAATCTCAAGAAAGAATTGAAGGCGCACGTATTGGAGCTAAAACAGTTTTTGATAAAGAAAAACTACAAGCAGACCAATTAGCAGAAGGTACTCGTCTAGGTATGGAAAACATATATAAAAATAAAGATTTAGAAATTAGGAATCAACAAACTAGAAAAAATACAGATCAACTTAAGGAGTAACTAAATGGATCAAACGCTAGAACTATTAATGTCTCGAATAGAGGATCAGCGCAAAACAGTATTAACGAATTTAGGAGACGGGGCAGCAAAAGATTATGCTTCGTATACTAATATGACAGGATATATACGAGGTCTATCCGTCGCAGAAAGTATTATAAAAGACCTTGCACAAAAAATGGAGACATTTGAAGATGAGTGACATACTCACAATGAATAAAAACATAGTTGATGCAAGCGGTCGACCAGTTTATATTCCAAACGTAGATGAAATAAAAGTAGAAGATATACCGATTGAAGAAAGAGGTTTACAGTTACCTGAACCTAAAGGATACAAAATACTTTGTGCAATTCCTGATGCGTCAGAAACATATAAAGGTGGTATTGTAAAAGCAGATTCAACTAGAACTATAGAAGAACATTCAACTGTAGTTTTATTTGTAGTAAAAGTAGGTGATCTAGCTTATAAAGATGAAACTAGATTTCCTACAGGTCCATGGTGTAAAGAGGGTGATTTTGTTTTGACACGTGCATATGCAGGTACAAGATTTAAAATCCACGGAAGAGAATTCCGCATTATTAACGACGATACCGTTGAGGGTGTAGTTCAAGACCCACGCGGCTATACACGCGCATAGGAGAAATATATGGCTGAAGTA